CATCCACCAGCAATTGTATCATTATTCATCACAGCTCCACGGGGTCATAAACCTCTCACAACTCGCTAAGGGGAAGAGCGTGTTGATCTTATTATAGTAGTCGCAGGCTTCTTCATCAGTTACTACTCGATATCCTAAGATTGTCTCACCTAACCCTTCCTGCGTAAACTCTTCTGCATCTTCCATAGTAACTATATCCATAGCCCACTCAGATGGAGACTCGTCAGGAATTTCACAGAGATAGCTGTGCTTAAAAGTATAAATTGTCTCTACCAGTACTTTCTTCATCGTAGCTGTCCCAACTCATCTATAGCAGCGAATAAGTCCTGCAAAGTAGTAAAGATGAATGCTTGCTGTAACCAACTATCGTTCTGATCACGACCATTGACACGCAAAACATAACCATTTTCAAGCAGTTCAAACTCTTGCTTCTCTTCTATTTCTTTAAATTTATCAAACATTGTTTAGTTCCTTGAGTTTATTTAGTGTAAAGGTTTTCTTAACTTATAACAGTCCCAGTAGTTAGAGGTTGGGGGATATGACAGTGTTTGCCCAAAGTCAAACTCCAGTTGCTCCGTGAGCTGTTGATACTCCATGACTATTCCACAAAGGGTAGAAGGTTGGGTTCTTCGTACCCAGGGCCTTTCATTACTTTGCCATCGTCACGGTACATAGGGCGTCCGTCTTCACCAAGTTTGGTCATGTTAGAGCGATGAACTTCGTTAAAGCAATCATCGAGATCAATGCCAAAGGAGTGCCCAGCTCCGTATACAACGTAGAGTATGTCTGTAAGTGCATCTGCAACTTCAAGTAAACTACCTTTTCCAAGTCCATCACGTAACTCCTGTACTTCTTCTTCAATTAGATCAAGGCGCAAGGCCGCTAGGTTAAAGTCTGGGAAGACTGGTTCGACAAGAACTTCCTGACCGAAAGCCTCCATAAAGTCACCGACCTTCTCAAAATTACTTATCTCAATACTGCTCATTTTTCTTCCTTAGTTTTATTTGGTTTATGCGTATATTATACACAGGGTTGACGTCCTTGTCAAGAAGTTTTTAGTTCTATTCGCTCTTTAACCTTACGTCTCTGCTCCGCCGTCATGCTAGACCAGCCTGTAATCTCTGCGGGTGTGCGCTTACAGCCCAGACACTCAATAGTATCTGGGTCATAAGAACAGATACCAATACAAGGAGAGGGTATGCTTTTATTTCTCATCTTCAATTCTTTTCAACACTTCTTTAGCTTCCTCTACGGGGTACTCGTACAAGTGCATACTTTTAAGACACTCATACATCATGTCCCACTCTTTTAGTTTGCGTTCAACATCTGAAGTCGCTACGGGGTCATAGCTAACCACAGCTTCTTTCTTACTTCCGAAAATCCTATGCCAATTGTTCTCGTATTGAACACGATCTTCTATAATTCGAGGGCGGTCGCCTTTCCCGCCATGCGTCTGTCCACTCATTTGATAAATACCTTTAAAGTTCTGCCTTCGTCTTGAAGATCGGTAACAACTAGTGCTACAGCTGTATTGACGTAAACTCTTCCTTCATCGTCAATCACTTCTACTCGTGTAACATCTCTCCATGCATCAGGAACCCTGGGATCGTCCAGCAGGGTGTACTAATCTATTAAATACATCCTCCCAGCCTTTAAAGGATTCGTCTATACGTCTATCAAGTTCCTCCATATCAAAGCTATTATCAAAATGATAGGCGCTAAAGTCTTCCTCTTCCTCTTCCTCTTCGTCAGGGCCAACAAGCTCAAGACGCTGATCGACATCAATCACGAAGCCAGCTCCTTTGAGAAAGTATTCAAACTGTTCAAGCATCTCGTCAAGAGTAATATCTTGATCTTCAATCGCCATCTTGAGGCTAGTTTTTGTTACGCCGCTAAACTCAGCTCCGTAAGGGTAAGCAATAAATTCGTATGATTTGTTCATTTTTTGTATCTCCTTTAAATTATGAAACTATTATACTACTGTTTAGGTACGTTGTCAAGAACTTTTTCTTTCAGTTCGAGCTTCTATTCCAGCATCTCAACTTTGTCTTCAAGCTGTTGAATGTACTCTTCTACTATCTCACGCTCACATAGCGTCTTGCAGCATATAGAGATATGCTGTTTTGCTCTCACCTCTAGACTTTTCTCACCTCTTCTCATTTCATCAGTCCCATAGCCCTTCATAATATTTTCCGAAAAGACGGAAGCCATTACTAATCCTAGCCTGATATATCTTCATGCCCTCTGTGTCCATTTTCATAGTGTGATTCGGGCCTTCCAACATAAGGCTGTTACCGTTCTCCTGCTCTTCAAACACCCAGTCAGATTCTCCACTAAAGAACTGCTTTTCCCAGTCTTCAGACTTACTTTCGTGTGCAAAGATCATCTGATCTATAGCCCAATCCCATGCCTCAAAATAGAACTCATCTTGCTCCCACGCTTCTTTCGGCAGAGTTCCAATTAAATGGTCGGGCCTATCGCTAAAAGCTACCTTTGGCGCACCATGTGTATGCGCTTTTAGCTGTTTAAGCAGGGGCACTACGATCTGGGAGAGAGTATGGTCTAAACACCAGGTGTCCCAAGGATCTATAGTAATTGTTTGTTTGGCCTTTGGTGTATAACCAAAAGCGCTGAAAAGAAAATTGTGATACCAGCGATGGGCTGGCGGCTTTCCTAAGATAACTTTCATAATATGTTCCCCCACTTTGTGTCCTCTGGCATTAGTTCAATTTTAATATTTCCATCGTCTTCGGCAGCCTCTTGCATTTGCTTCCATATGCCTGCTGTGTTCATTCTTAGCTGGTACTGACTCTTGTCACATACGTATTCATTGCCGCTATGGCCAATGAAGTGATAGCTGTTTTCTTCTTCTTTCACCTGAACGATACCACTGTTCAGCTTCCACACATCACTCCCAAGATAACCACCACTCCATCCTGCAAGTACTTTATAGAAGGTTTGCTCTTGTCTGGCTATCTTAACTACTACCCAATTGTCTGGATGTTCAGCCATGTACTACCCTCCTGCACTGTTCAAATTGTAGCATACTGCAGCGTACACCATATAGGTCATCGTCTGCTTTCATCGAAAAGACTAGCCATATTAATAATAAAATTCGAAGGTAGATCAATCTGCCCACCTAATCTTTCTCTTATGTGTAGTTTCAAACATATGTATCAGTGTATCATACCTAATCTGCACCTTGCACTCAATTTTATCAAGCCACTCACTAAAGTCATTCCAGTCTTCAGTACGCATAGGGTCAACACTATATTCTGATTTACCACACCAGTACTCCTCTTCATTTAGTCCATAGATGTCAATGCGTCCACAAGAATAGCTTTCTAAATAATCTTTGTACTCTACTACTGGCAGTATCTTTCCCGAGGTTTTCTTCATTACAAACGGTATGTCCCTTTCCTCATACCAACGAGTAGAGACCGGGCCCATCCAGTTGGTGCTGTATGTAATCATCTAACAAACAACTTGAGAGTACGATTATCGTCCTGTAGGGATACTGTAACACCCTCAGCGATGTTAGTAATCCAAGCTCTGCCACTCTGGTCAATTACTTCAATACGAGTAACTCCATCGTAGTCAGTAAGACCCTCGTCTACCGTATCTCCTAACAAAGTAGACCAGTCTGTGTCTTCAGGCATCATGCGAATAGTATTCGGATAAGCTATTAAAAGCTGTTTATAGATCCCTGCGTTGTTCATTCTGAGTTTGTACTGTTCTTTGTCGCAAACATATTCGCTACCACTATAGCCTACGAAAACCCAAGAATCAGCAAGCTCACGAACCTTGACAATGCCGCTGTTTAGTTTCCAGTTGTCTCCGTCTAAGTATCCACCGCTCCAGCCCGCCAATACTTTGTAGAGAGGAGTTTTAGTATCGTTCATTATTTCTAATACTACCCAGTTATCGGGGCAGTCTGCAAACATATAGTCTTCTCTTCCTTCATCAATCATGGTTCATATCCTCCCAGTTGCCAAATATTTTAGGTGCTGCTTTTCTTGCTTCTTCCATATGGTACTCACCTGGATAGTGTTTAAGGTTTCTCCATGCTTCTTTGCGTACCTCTTCGGGCAAGCTCTCGCTCATACCGAGGTCTAGCAAAAACTGTCGAGTATTGCTTACAGCCCATCTACGCTCATACGGTAGTGTCATTTCTTAGCTCCAATTCTTTTGTCATACATTTCTTGAGAACCGGAGTAGGGTGGCACTCTCTCAGTACAGCCTCAAGGTGTGCGGTCTCCATCTCAGCGATACGTACATCGCTACGGGGTTGATCGCCTCGTATACCGAAGGTACCCCAAGTAAGATAATGTGCTTGCACTGCGTGTGTTTCGTCATCATAGAGTGCTAAAAAGGTTTGATCAGCGTGTATTGTGCCTCTGATATATTCTAAGCCGCCATCAATAACATAAGTTTTGCCGTTTGCATCGTTATGAGATCGGTAGTCGTGTCTATGCTTCGACTCGAGTATAGTTCCATCAGGGGTCTGAATAGCATTGTAGATTAGATTACGAGAGGCGAGCTTGTCAAGGATTTGCTGAGATGCATCAACCCACATCGCTTGCATTTTAGTATTGTAAGTGTCTCGTTTGTAGTTTTGCACGACCCAAGAAGCTACTTCGTAGGATTTACCGTGGGGTGCAAGGCACCAAGTCATATCTTCGTTCATAATTTACCTTCCTTTTTCAAGTTTATGAAGGTATTATACGCGAAGAAAGGGGGATTGTCAAGAAGTTTTTTAAGAATGGTGAGCAGTTTCACGACATGCTCGGGTCAGTCCTAAGGTAGTTAGGACTCTGATGTATACTGTACTAACCAGTAGCAGGCTTCTTGATTAGAGTGAAAGTAAGGGCTAAGCAGTTCGCCCTCCCTAGTCCAGAACCACACAAAACAGTCTATGTCGCTGCGGGTTTGTTTATTTAGTTTTATTAGTCCCATAAATTCTCATAGTATTTACCAAACAGACGGAAGCCGTTGGTTATTCTTGCTTGATAAATTTTCATCCCTTCAGTGTCCATTGTCAGGGTATGGTTTGGCCCTTCTACTAAGATAATGGAACCTTCCTGCGCTTCAAACACCCAATCAGACTCTCCAGTAAAGAACTGACCTTCCCAATCTTCAGACTTACTTTTAAAGGCGAAGATCATCTCCTCTAGCACCCAGTCCCAAGACTGTTCCCAAAACTCATCTGTTATATGAGCCTCTTTCGGTATAGTACCTATCAGCTCAGGGGGACGATCTTCAAAAGCCACTATAGGGCATCTATGTGTTGTCTTTTTAAGTTGAATAAGCATAGGCACAACGATGTGTGCAAGAGTGGCATCCATAGACCAAGTGTCCCAGCGATCTATTTTAACAGATACTTTCTGCTCTTTCTCACCAAATACTAACGCAATATATTTACTATACCATCTATAAGTTGGGCATTTTCCTATTTTTACTTTCATCGTATTTTTCTCCTTATAATCCTATTAATCCCCACCCGTACGTATCAGTTATATCATGAAGTTCTAATCCATAATTAAGTTGGATTAGCTGAGCCCAAGTTAGTTTAGTCATCCTTAACCTCCGTTAGTTTGTAGGTCTGATCTTCAAGAGTTTTTGCAACTCCCTATGGCGTAGCTCCTCGTTTGACTCCAGCGCTGTCTAGCCACTCCATAAATCTACTGTAAGCTATACCAGCATCTTCAATAAACTGACCGTTGTAATAAAAACCTTTCTCATCTAAACGCAACTTCTCTGTACTATCATCTATATTAAATTTAATTGTGTTAGTCACATCTCGAAAGATATAATTCTCCCCTAAAGTATTCATTCCATCAATTATTCTTTTAGTCATTTTGTATCTCCTTGAAACTCTACTAACCAGTAGCAAGCCTCTTGTTTAGCTGTAAAGCGAGGGCTAACGACAACACCATCATCATCAAGCCAGTACCCCTCTCCCCAGTCTTTTTGTATTTTCATAATCCGAATAAGCCCCAGCCATGATTTGCTATTGCATTAAGTATGATAAAGATACAAGTCGCCATATGAGTACACCACCACACAGTCCTAATACTAGCAATAGTGTTAGCTTGCTTATCAGTTTCACCTACTTTCTCTCCTAATGATTTTGCCCAAATTCTCCACCACTTATTCACGATCTTCTATCTCTAGCTCAAGCTCAACTATTCTAGCCTCAAGTTCTGCTATGTACTCTTCCACAATTTCTTTCTGGCATAAGGTTTCACAGCATATAGATATTTCTTGATGAGCTTTTGTTCTTAAAGATTTCTCGCCGCGTCTCATTCAGATAACCACTCAAAATGTCCATTAGTTGGATTAAACTGAGCACATTCTGTTTTTGCCGAGTCTAGTCTCCAGTCGTTTGTTATACTAGTTCCTGCTATAATAGATCCTAGCATGACTCCAACAATAAGGAATACAAGTACTCCTACCACCCGCCTTTCGTCTTTAAACATCCCATCTTCCCCTATACCATTCATTAAATGCTGTAAAATCTTCTTCTAACTCGAATCTTACAGTATCTGCATAAACATCTGTAAAGCGTTTAAAGTCAAATCTCCACTGAAAGCAGTGTGCTTTGCACCACTCAAGAGCATCCTTTCTTAGATCTGTGTGGGTGTGTGACTCATAATAGTTAGCCATCATCCACTGAGCTTTGTGCAATACAATCTCTTGAGGATTCATTTCAAGTACGGGAAGAATCATTTCTATCTGCCTCTTTTAGGTTGTCATTCATTTTTTCGTAATTTCGTTTTGCAGCCCACTCAGCTTGTTCATCCATGTGGAAAAGAATAATACCCCACGCCACTACTACAAAAGCTGTAATAAATAAAATAGCCATTGAAAAATCAAATATTTCTTGCATTATACGTTCTCCCATAATATGTCTGTGAGAAAGACTTCGTAAGTATATGCCTCGACTTCCCAGGGCAGTTCTTCGTATTCAATCTCGTCGCAGTTAAGTACTACATTATTGTGCTTCCACACGTTATCGATCATGTTGATCTGGTTTTTACAAAACTGTTTAGCGTGTACTAATTCGTGCGCAATATTAGATGCAAGCTCGTGGGGTTCGTAGGCAATCTCTTCGCCGTCTTCGTAAACCCAGTGAGTAGCTAAGCTGATAACACAGTCTTTACTATCACCGAGACAAAAACCTGCGTGAGACCCGTCCTCATCAACAAACTTCTCAACTTCGATATAAATATCATATTTTGCGTCTTCAGGAAAAAGAGCCATAATGCACTCATCAATGAATGTAGTATAGTCTTTTAAGCAGTTACCTTCTGTATACACGTTAATCATTTAATTCTCCAGTTTAGAAAGTAATTATACGCTTAGTTGAGCAAGATGTCAAGAACTATTTCATGGAAAGAGGGTTCTCTGCCAGCTTTTGTTGTCGCTTTTTCTCTCGATTAGCTGCTGCTGCTTTTTTCTTCTGTCGCTTAGTGGTAGGCTTTTCGTATGCTTCTTTTTCTCTGTAGTCAAAAAGTTTGTTGCTATCATTGATCTTACGCTTGAAAATTCGCAATGCTTGTTCCACGTTATTGTTCCGTACTTTGACATTCATCCATTATCCCCGTTTTCTAGTATTACCCAGGTAGCGAACAAACAAAGCAGTACTAATACCTCTGGTGTCATTGTTTAAACCTTATTCCTCGTTTTCTTAGGTAGGCTACTTGATTTCTTATAGCTTGCTCTGTTCGTTCTGGCAACATACCCATCATGTCCTCAATATCTTGGCTAAAGTAATGAGCCGCAAGGGTTTTGCGCTCTACGTCTGTCCAAGGCTTCTTTTTATATTTTTTCATGACGCTATTATATCGAAATGCAGGTTGATTGTCAAGAAATTTTTCAAAGGTAGCTAAAAAATTCTTCTTGACTTTTGGTTGAACATCTAGTATAATTCACCCATAAATAAAGGAAAAACATTAAGGAAAAACGTATTTAAGTCTTGACAGGGTGCCTGTTTTTGCGTATAATAGTTTTTCCAAAGACGAGTTCAACAGGAGAAAAGATGTTAGAGTACTCAGTGTTCGTATTTTGCTTAATTGGTTGCGGCCTAACGTGCCACGCACTAGGCAAACAAGAGGGGATAGAATGTACCATAGAACATCTAGTAGACAATGGGATGATAGAGCTCGATGAAGAATAAACTAATTATCAGCACTGAGATACTAGACGATGGAGATCTCAGATATAAGTTGCACGACAACGATATGATATACCTGCTAACCAGAGATCTGTCCTTAGCAGAGAAGACAGCAGCATTACTCAAACTAGAATATAACCGGGAGAAACAAAATGCCAGTAAAGTTTAAAGAATCAGTAGCAAAGATCGGAGCAAACCGCAAGAAAGTAGGCACTATCCACTACTATATGCACGCGACTTCGACAAAAGAACTAGTAGAGAAGTTTGAGAATGCAAACACCCAGCCTAAGCTAAAGCAAAAGATCAGCAATGAGCTAGTGAAACGTAAGGTGTCGGTGTGAAGAAAGTAGTAGTATACAGCAGAGATAATTGTAATTTCTGTGTGCAAGCTGAAAGAGCCTGCAAGCAGTTATGCCTAATAGATAGAGAGTTTAGCCATATAGTTCTAAAGCTAAACAAAGACTACACTAAGCTAGAATTTAAAATGCTGTTCCCAGACAGTACTACTGTACCCCAAGTTATTGTTGATGGTGTACACGTTGGAGGATGGGACGAGTTCAAGCCACAAGCATTGGCAAAGATTGAGGGAGCGTAGCCTCCCCTTTAAGTAGGTTACAAAAGGGCAAAAGCCCAAGCTCAATGGAGAAAAAGAAGTGAAAGACCAAGATAAGGCCGTGTGTTATTTATGCAACATGGTTACAGCGATAAGTTGTTTAGCCTTGCCGTTTATAACAATATACGCCAGCGCAGGAATGTATTAAAGGAGAGTAAAAAGTGAATAAAAGTGAAGTATTTGAACAGTTAAAGATAGATGAAGGAGTAGAATATGAACTCTATAACGACCATCTTGGGTATCCGACATTTGGAGTCGGGCACCTCGTACTTGAAAGTGACCCCGAGTATGGAAAGCCAGTCGGAACTCCCGTCACAGAGCAAAGAGTTGCAGAGTGTTTCGAGAGTGACCTCAGTACAGCAATCTCAGAGTGTTACGCTCTATACGGACAAGGGACTTTTGACGGATTACCAGACGAAGTACAGGGTGTACTTGTTAATATGATGTTTAACATGGGAAGACCTCGTTTGTCGAAGTTCAAGAATATGAATGCCGCCGTACTCGAAGGTGATTGGAAGAAAGCGGCAGTTGAAGGTAGAGATTCACTTTGGCACAGGCAAGTAACTAACCGGGCCGAAAGACTAATGGTAAGGTTGGAAAGTGTCTAAAATTCTGTTAGGAATAATAGCAGCGATGGGTAGTACGGGTTTCCTGTACTACCAATTCGCCGTTGTACCTATGCAAAATAAATTAGAGGAACAAACGTCCGTAATCCTAGCCCAAGACTTGCGAGATCAAGAGCAAAAAGCTACAATCGTCGCAATACAAGAGAACATGGAGAAGACAGTAGCAGCAAGTGCAAATCTCCAGAAGCAGAACCAACAGTACGAAACTCAGATGGCCGACTACTTGGACATCTTTCGCAGACATAACATAGCGCAGTTAGCTAGTGCAAAACCTGGTTTAATGACTACGCGAGTGAACAAAGGCACGGAGAAAGTATTCAATGAAATTGAAGATATTAGCAAGCGCATTAACGCTCTTAACGATTAGTGGATGCAGTTTACTACAGCAACCTCCTCGTGAAGTAGAGATTATAACCAAACCGATAGAGATTATAATCACACAACCCATCATGCCACGACCCCTGAATCTCAAGGAGCCAAATTGGTATGTAGTATCAGACACTAGAATAGCCAACAAAGACGGCTTATATCCCGAAGGTTATACCTATTTCGATAAGTTCGTAGAAGATATCAAAAAGAAGCATGGTGGAGATCTAGTATTTATCGCAATGAGTGTAGCGGACTATGAGTTAATGTCTTACAATACACAAGAGCTAAAGAGATATATTAGCCAGCTCGGAGAGGTAATCATTTATTATAGAGATGTTACCTTGCCTACGGAGACTGAGAATGAAACGAAAGAACCCAGTAGCTAAGTTCCAGTGTAGATACAATAAAGCAAAGGTTTTTAAAGATCGTAAGCGCGAAGAGAAAAAGAACCCTAAAACGTATGCAGAGTACATGGAACTGGAGAAAAATAATGGCGTATAGTGCTAAAGTACTAGACCACTACGAGAACCCACGCAATGTGGGTATACTTGATGCAGATGCAAAAAACGTCGGTACAGGCATGGTAGGAGCACCCGCGTGTGGGGATGTAATGCGTCTCCAAATCCAAGTAGATAGTAATGATATTATTACTGATGCAAAGTTTAAAACTTATGGTTGTGGCTCCGCTATAGCCTCTAGCTCACTTTTGACAGAAATGGTGAAAGGTAAGCATATGGACGAAGCATACAAGATTAGAAATACAGACCTAGCCACAGAGCTAGCTCTTCCTCCTGTTAAAATTCATTGTTCGGTTCTTGCCGAAGACGCAATCAAAACAGCAATCCGTGACTTAAAATCTAAAAGATGATACAAGTAACAGACAAAGCAATATCAAAAGCAGTTGCAAAGTTATCCCACAAGGGCAGCGAAGCTCTTCTGCTTGGTCTAAAGCCTTCTGGCTGTGCAGGATATAGTTATGTTCTGGAGTACTGCAAAGATGAAAGTATGGAGTACCATACACGCTTTGAGTTTAAGAACCTAATAGTTTATATAGACCACAAATCTCTTCCTCTCCTAGAAGGAATGACGCTTGATTATGCCTACGAGGGTCTCAACGAAGGCTTTAAGTTCTTAAACCCGAATCTGTCTACTGAATGTGGGTGCGGTGAATCAGTAAATGCATAAAATAGTTCTTGACAAGTTACCCCAATTCTAGTATAATATTCATTCAATTTACGGGAGAACTACAATCAACCTTTTTTACCTAGACGAAGACCTAGACAAATGTGCAGAGTATCATGTCGACCAGCATGTCAACAAGATGATACTCGAAGCCGCACAGCTTATCAACACAAACCTCTGGATAGATCACCTATTCGGTTTTGTGCCTCGTGCTATCACTAAAGAAGAAAATGCTGTCCTTCAGACCACCCGTAAGTATTGGAAAGAATTTCCTATGGAGGAGAGACCTTTTCCGTACTTACCCACTATGCAATCGCACCCCAGTTGTATATGGGTACGTTCTTCCCTAGAAAATTATTACTGGACAAACTGTTACGCCTTTGCTCTTGCAAGTGAAGCGCATTATCGCTATGGTAGCCTACACAAAAGTTACGAAATGCTACTAAAGTTACCAGAGCCACAGCACATGGAAGACCACGGCTTCACTCAGTTTGCCCTGGCAATGACAGAGGAGTTAAAGGACGATGACGATCCTATACAGTCTTATCGTAATTTCTATATGCTTGACAAGGGCACGATGGCTGCTTGGAAGCATAGAGACAAGCCGCCATGGTGGGATCACGAACTTGCAGACTACGAGAACAGAATCAGTAGACGCCCCAAAAAATAGTTCTTGACGTACCGTCTCAAAAGGATTATAATAGTCCCAAGGAGATGAGAAATTATGACAAGAAAGACAACAGAAGAATATTTGGAGCAATTGATAGAGCTGGAAATACCCCATACTCTATTAGGAGACTATACAAGGAATAACGACCCAATTGAACATCAGTGTGTAATAGGACATATCTTTTTAGCCACACCAAGCAATATTTTAAATAGAAGAGGTTGTCCTGTTTGTTCAAAGAGAGTAAAGAAAACCTCAGAGAGCTATCAGGCTGAATTACATGCTTTAGGAAAAGGCTATGTTTGCTTAGAAGCCTATGTAAATAATCATACAAAACTCAAACATATTTGCTCTAAAGGACACGAATGGTCGGTAGTACCTAAAGATTTGGTTGGCGCGCGAATGGTCAGCTGTCCTTACTGTATTAAAAGATATATAGACTATGATGATACAGCATACCTCTACTACATACGAATAGATAGAGGCATAGAGTCTTTCTATAAAATAGGTATAACAAAAAATACCTTAGAACAAAGATATAAAGGTTCGGACTTAAACAACATTACTTGTCTTTTGTGGAAAGAGTATGATAAAGGTTGGAAAGCTGCCGAGAAGGAAAAACAAATTCTTAAAGAGTTTTCATATTATATATACCAAAGCCCCGACCTCTTAATGCGTGGGGGGCAGGGAACAGAGATTTTCTCAAAAGACGTACTTCAACTGGACACAATAAAATGACACAAGTAAAACTTATTTCAAGCTCAAGCCCTGACCTAATTGCAGATATTGCATACATGGCGAGAGTATCAAATCCCGGCAATCAACATAACACAGAGACTTCAGAGAAGTTAGTAAAGTATCTAATCAAGCACAACCATTGGTCCCCCATGGAGATGTGTAGTATCACTCTAGAAATTAATACTACCAGAGATATTGCACACCAGATAGTTCGTCACCGTAGCTTCGCATTCCAAGAGTTCTCTCAGAGGTACGCCGACCCTGCGGCAATGGGCTATCCTTTTGAATTGCGAGAAACTCGTATGCAGGATACAAAGAATCGTCAGAATAGTATTGAAACTGATGACGAACTACTACACAGACACTGGGTTGCTCAACAGAAAAAAGTTATTGATACTGCTCAGGGTGTATACAAGTGGGCAATCGAACATGGTATTGCTAAAGAGCAGGCACGCACTGTGCTACCAGAAGGTCTTACTAAGACACGGTTGTATATGCACGGAACAATACGCTCCTGGATTCACTACATTGATGTACGCACTACACCGGGTACTCAGAAAGAGCACATGGATATTGCTCGGCAGTGTGCATATGAAATTAATCCTATGTTTCCTCTGATTAAGGACTTTGTACATGAATGATATCAAAGACTTAAAGGGTATGGTAGGCAGGAAGTTTGACGGTGAAAAACCTAAGATGTATCTTCTACCTCCCAAAGCCACAGTGGAAGTAGCTAAAGTACTGACTTTTGGTGCAGCCAAGTATGACGAAGACAACTGGAGATACTTAGACGATGCTCAGAATAGATACAGTGGCGGTGCACTTCGGCACATATTCTCCCATCTGGATGGAGAGCTAGAAGATCCAGAAACAAATTTGTCGCATCTAGCTCACGCTATTTGCTGTTTAATGTTTAAATTAGAATTGGAGTTAGAAACTGATGGCTAAGCGCATAAAGAAGAAGAGCTACGAAAACTTATCGAAGGTGAACATCGAGAAGGTGATAGCACTCCTAACCCTGGATATTTCAGTCCAAGCTACGGAAAGCCCTACAGAAAAAGCGATAACTAAAAAGCAAGCCTGTGACATTCTAAACATTGCCTACAATACTACTAGGCTAAGTAATATTATAGAAGAGTATAATGAGCAAAAAGCATATACCAAAAAGCGTAAGTCGGCTCTGCGGGGTCGTCCAGCGTCTGACGCAGAGATCACTGAAGCGTGCACGAGCTTCCTCCAGGGAGATACTGTCACAGATATCAGCAAACGTCTTTTTCGTTCCTCCGGGTTCGTACGCAACATTCTTGAAACGGTTGGAGTCCCCCAAAGACCCGGCTCCAAAGAAGAAAGACTAGAAGGTCTTTACTTTCCAGACGAGTGCGTATCCGATGACTTCGCTAGTGGGGAGATTGCATGGTCTGCAGCATATCATAGTACTGTTATTGTTAAGCAGCGCCTCACTCCTGAGTACCTAGAAGGTAAGACAGGCATGACCGTTGTAGACTACGAGAGCAAGTATGGTGGCCCTTGCTACGCTGTGTATGTTGTGCAAAAGGTAGATAGTGAAGATACTTACTTCTCTAACGTGCAGTCTGGCGGGTTTAGTGCATATGTTCCAGCGTGTGAATTAGGCAAGCTCGAACACTTGAAGAAGTACGGCGTAGACTTGGAGCGATTATGAGCTTAGTTATTTATGTAGACGGAGAGGCTAAAAGACCTTGGGAAAAGTTTCAAAAGGTTGTTGATGACTTCGGTAATATATGGAAGGCAAAAATGGGGGAAATGGTAGCGCATCATTGGGCTTTAGAACACTCAGAGTACAGGATACTAGACCCCTCAGAGATGACTCCCTGGCACATTAACTTTCAAAATATTTTAGAAAAAAAGTGTGGATATAAACTCGAACAGCTTAGAAAAACTCCGGAAGGTTTCAGAAAAGCAGATGCTTTAAATAAGGAATTAGGGGTAGTGGTAGAGGTACAGTACAGTAATATAGAAGAGAAGGTACTCTATGACAGAACAAAGTTTTGGGTAGACTTAGGCTTTACAGTTGTTTGGATATTCAACGATAAAAAACATGCTAACTTTGAGGGAAAGTACAAAAATCAACAGAGGTGGTCTAGGCAACCTGTTTGGTGGAGAACATTTCAAGAGTTTCGTTCCAACGTAGAAATCATTATACAAAGTCCAAAGCTAGAGAGAATCATTATAGAGGACGCAGAGGGAGACGAGGATATAGTAGAACAAAAGACATTCTACCAGATAGAGGAGGCTAGCTATCGGCCCAGGTTTAAAAAAGCTAAATTTTTATGCAAGACCTCTCCTTTAACAAAAAGGGAATTAATAAGGCAATTAAAAGGAGAAAGTTTCTACGATCTATACATGCAAAAAGTAAGAGCACTCAAAAAATAATTCTTGACAGCATGGTGATTTTTCCCGTATAATATCCATTCTGAAATCGAGGAATACATGGGACAAAGATTCTACGAACAACAACTAAAAACTCTGGGCGACTGCCCAGGAAATAAAAACCCTAACAAGAGGACACGCAAAGTGGCTTGGGACGACGATAAGAAAGCAGAAGCAGTAACTTTATACGAAGCAGCATCACCTACTCCAGAGACTAGCATGGAGATTGTGAAAGACATTGCAGAAGAACTAGACGAATCACCTAACGGTGTTCGCATGATTTTAACAAAGGCTGGCGTCTACGTTAATAAAACCCCAGCAGCAAAAGCCGCTTCTACCGGCGCAGCTACAGGAAGCACTCGTGTCTCCAAAGTAGCAGCTCAAGAAGCCCTCACCGCTGCTATTACTGATGCTGGCAAAGCTGTTGATGAAGAGATCATCTCTAAGTTGACTGGTAAAGCCGCACAGTACTTTACTACTTTACTTTCTGACGAAGGTTAGTAGAAACTATCGCCCTGCTAGATTCGTCTAGCGGGGCTTTTTTGCATCCAGTATAAAGCACCTCTGAGTAAGTACATAGTAATAATGATTGCTAAACTACTACCAGAAGGAAACTATAGTGAAAAAGCAAGAACTGGCGCAACTAGTGCGCTCTTATGGGGATGCCGTTATTACTTATCGTAGCGAACACTCCAAAAAGCTAAAGTACAATGTCTGTACCTTAGACTTCACAACTCCCTATATTCAGAAAAAGAAGAATAGAGCCAAGGAAACTGACGACACTCTTCTTTTCTTCTGCTGGGATACTGATTCATACCGTCTACTACGACCTTCCAATGTGTCTAGTGTAGTTCCTCTCGCCTCTATTTTAAAGAATGAAGGTAGACACTGATGGACTTACACCAGGCTCCCGAAGCATACTCTCGTGTTATACATTATGATGAAGTTAAAGAAATACAGATAAGACTTACCATTAATACTTTCCGAGGTATAGAATATATGCATCTACGAAAGTATTATATGGACTTTGATGAAGAGTGGAAGCCAACCCCCGAAGGAGTAGCTATGCCTTTAGATCTTTCTAATTCAAGAGAGATGTTTGCAGGTCTAATAGAGATATTATCCCTAGCAGAATCTAAAAGCCTAATAGAAGAACATTTCTCCGATCTTATCCAGGATCTGTATAAATAGTTCTTGACAATCTTGCTAAAGTCCCGTATAATATACTTTCTTATTTAGGAGAATACCATGCAGGACTTTTTAGACAGAATGAGTAAGTTGTACTATGAGGGTACACCTGCTATCTCTGATGCGGAATTTGATATTCTCGCAGACCGACATAGCTATAACAAAGTAGGTTACACTGTTACTGACGCGATTTCGCATACGTATCAAATGTACTCTTTGCAGAAGTGTTTCGATATAGACAAAGCCCCTCTGAATGTCAAAGAGTGTCGGCATACTCCTAAATTAGATGGTGCGGCAGTTTCTCTTCTATATGTTGACGGTAACCTTGAACTCGCCCTCACTCGTGGGGATGGTATTCAAGGCCGTGACATTACTGATAAGATGCGTGAGTTAGTCCCTAACGAGATTGATGATACTCGTCTTATTCAGATTACAGGTGAAGTTGTTGCTCCAAGTAGTGTGCCTAACTCTCGTAATTTCGCTTCGGGGTCTCTCGGACTTAAAGGACTTTCGGGTCTTGAAGAGTTCAGAACTCGCCCCTTAGTGTTTGTTGCGTATGATGCTACCCCACACCTTGCACAAAATTATGCTTGCTCTCTTGAGATCTTGCACAAGTTTGGCTTGAACGTGGTTACTCGCTTTAAAGCAGTTGACTATCCTATGGATGGTATAGTGTTTCGTATCAAGTCCAATGAAAAGTACGATGAGTTAGGTCATACTTCTAAACACCCACGAGGTGCCTTTGCTTTAAAAGAGCAGGTTGCTGGAGTGGAGACCACGCTGCTAGAGGTAGTATGGCAGTTGGGTAAAAGCGGTGTTGTAAGTCCTGTAGCTATCCTAGAGCCTTGTGTTATAGGGGAAGCTACGGTATCAAGAGCAACACTGCACAATATTGAGTACATACGCGATCTCGATTTAGAGATAGGTTGTAAAGTAGAAGTTATACGTTCTGGTGAAATCATACCTCGCATTGTAAGGCGCTTGGATTGAGTGCTACCTTGAAAAAAATAGTTCTTGACAATAACCTTAAAACTCCGTATAATACGTATTCAATTTCAGAGGAATCACGATGACCATAATCGAAGCCCCAACAAACTGCCCCTCGTGTAGTTCGGTGTTAGAAGAAGTCAACCATCTTCTGTATTGTAGAAACGCCCTTTGTGGTGAGAAAGTTGCAAAACTCGTTGAACACTTTGCAAAGACTCTCAAGATTAAAGGTCTTGGCCCAAAAACAATATCTAAGCTAGACATTCGGTCTCTTGAAGAGATGTATGAGCTAGACGAAACGGAAATGGCTGAAGCCCTCGGATCTGAGAAGTTAGCAGTAAAGTTAGTAGATGAGCTACAACGCTCCACAAATGCGCCTCTAAACGTACTATTAGCAGCGTTTAGTATTCCTCTTATCGGGAAAACAGCAGCGGATAAATTATCAAAAGTTTGCATTGATATAGATGAAATAGACTACGATATATGCCGCGAAGCAGGTCTTGGTGAGAAATCTACAGCCAGCCTTTTACACTGGCTAGAGATGGAGTTCTATCAAGTAAGTATGCTACCGTTTAACTTTAAGTTTGTACGGTCTAGTAACACAATTGTTAATACATCAGCTAACACTGTATGCATTACAGGTAAGTTGCTAAGCTATAAAACTAAAGCAGAAGCTCACGCAGCTTTGGAGGCAGTAGGACTTAATGTAAAATCTAGTTTGACGAAAGATGTAACTATCCTAGTAAACGAAAGCGGTATTGAATCCGCAAAAACTAAGAAGGCCAGAGATGCTGGCGTTCAAATCGTAACTAACCTTAAAATTCTTACCGGAGAATAATATAATGGCACTACCTAAGTGGACTGAAGAGCGTACAGCTCAACTAACTAATTTTATCGGTGGCGAAAGCCCCGTATCCCAAGCTACTGTTGCAGAAGCAGCTGACCAGCTTGAAACCTCTACTCGTTCTATCTCTAGCAAATTGCGAAAGATGGGTCATGACGTAGAGCTGGCTTCTGCCGGAGCTACTCGTGCGTTTACCGATGCACAAGAAGCAACCCTTGCAGCTTTTGTCTCAGGCAATAGCGGCGAGTATACTTATGCTGAAATCGCTGGTCATTTTGAAGATGGTCACTTTTCTGCTAAGTCAATCCAAGGCAAGATCTTGTCTATGGAACTGACTGGTCACGTTAAGCCAGCTCCTAAAGTTGAATCAGTACGCACGTACTCCGAAGCTGAAGAAGTAACTTTTGTATCTATGGTACAAGATGGCGCTTTTGTAGAAGCAATTGCTACTGCACTTGATCGCTCAGTAAATTCTGTTCGTGGTAAGGCTCTGAGCCTCCTTCGTTCAGGCGACATCGACGCTATCCCACGTCAGGAAACTACCAAAGGCGCTTCTAAAGAAGATCCGTTGGCTGATATCACTGATATTGGTAGCCAGACTGTCGAAGCTATCGCAGAGCAAATTGGTAAGACCGCCCGTGGCGTTAAGACTATGCTCACTCGTCGTGGCCTTTCAGCCTCTGACTACGATGGCGCTTCTAAGAAAGAGAAAGCTTCAGCTTCAGCTTAATCCTTCTTAGTAAAACATAAGGACAGGCTCTTCGGGGTCTGTCCTACTTTTTAGATTTGAAATCGGGAGACTTTCATTGAATATTGCTAGTGCGCTTATTAAGCAAGTGCTTACGCTACAGGACTTTCAGACCTGGAGTGTTGCGCACAAGCATTACTTTGCTGCTGAGTATCATAGCCTTTATAAGGTTATTGATAAGCACTGTGAAGCCTTTCATAGAATGCCTACGATTGAAGATCTAAAGTTTGAGATTCGTGATTCAGCTACTCGTGAAAAACTGTACGCAGTGGAAGCTATTGAGGTCGATGCCGACCCCCATATGCTTCTTGAGTATCTGAAGAACGAATACACTCAAAAAGAAATTCTGGACTCGCTAGAAGATTATATTGAGAATTCTGTTGCGTTTGAAAACGCTCAGGAGTCTGTAAATCATCTTCACCAAATCGTACTCGATGTCGAAGACAAGGTTGATTTGGAAGATCCGCAGGAAAGTATGCAACGTATTGACCTGTTCGAGCCGGAAGAAGATTTAGCCAGATATATACCCTTGGGACTCAATCAAGAGTACGACTACGAAATACAGTTCTCACCTAGAGATCTTGTTATGTTCGGTGGTAAACGAGGGGCTGGTAAGTCTGTAATATGTGCTAATATTGCCAATGCAGTATATGCTTCAGGTAAGTCGGCTATGTATTTCACTATTGAAATGGATAGCCGTTCTATCCTTCAACGATGTTGCTCCATTGCTACGGAAGTTCCCTTTTCTCGTCTACGTACTCAAAACCTGAGTCTTGTCGAGTGGGAAAAAGTAGCTACATGGTGGGCAGGTCGTTATGTTGATGGACAAGACCGCTTGAAGGAGTATAGAACACATCGTGATTTTGCTAAGCTACACACATCACTAAAGAATACCTGCGAGCTCCTCCCGACTCAGCAGCTAGACGTAGTGTATGACCCGTCGCTTACTCTCTCCAAGATTCGTGCCGAGCTTGACAAAAAAGTCAAAGCTCTGAATGTTGGTGTCATTATTGTAGACTATATTAATCAGGTAAAGCGGTCGAGTCTTCCATCTCGTGGTGGTCAATATGACTGGACAGAACAGATTGAAGTAAGTAAAGCATTGAAGTCAATGGCACAAGAGTATGACTGTACAGTCGTATCTCCGTATCAGACGGACGCAACTGGTGAAGCACGATTTGCTAAAGGTATCCTTGATGCTGCAGATGCTGCCTATACCTTAGAAACGTGGGATCATGAAGACGAATGTATTACATTTAATTGTGTAAAGATGCGTTCCGCTTCTATGAAGTCGTTTAGCTCTACAGTAGATTGGGATAGCCTAAAGATTGGGCCCGAAACTGCTATGACACCTCAAGAGAGAGACGATTCCTCACACAAAACTGGCGAATCCATTGATGATATTTAAAAATATTTCTTGACTTTTTATCTCTTCTTGCGTATAATATACGGATACTTTGAAGGGAGAAAGCAAATGGCACTTACATTCGGTAGTTTACGACACTCTTACTCAGGCAGGAAGCGAAAGCCAGTGCCCAAGTCTAAGCCATACACACCTAAGTTCGAACCCATGGAAGTCTCCGACACTTATCGTAGAGACACCAAACATTATAGATCTGCCTCTTCAACCGGCGGATCTTGCGAAGCTGTAGACCGTAGTTACACTGCCGGTGCAGACTTCACCGTAGCCCCTGCATATAACAAGGGCGCGTACCAAGTAATCAGTAAAGAAAACATCAAGGATATTGGACGTTGACAGTAGAAGAACTATTAGTATCTAGGCAAGTATATTTTGTACCGAAGGGTGCAGATGCTATTGTTACGTGTCTTAATCCTGAACACGCAGATAGCAGCCCTAGTATGCGCATTGACAAGATTACAGGTATATTTAACTGTTTCTCGTGCGGGTACAAAGGCAACATTTTTACACATTTTGGCGAAAAGGCAAACCAATTACAACTAAGACGAGAGCTCCTCAAAAAACGTATTAGAGAAAAAAGGTCTGAGTCGGTTGGTTTGTCGTTTCCTAAAGGTAGTGTTCCATATGTAGGCAACTGGAGAGATATTAAGCCAGAGACCTATAAAAGATTTGAAGCGTTCCAACACCATGACACTGACCATATTGGTAGAGTAGTATTTCCAGTACGAGATATATCAGGGCGTATCGTGTCCTTTAACGGTCGTCACACTACAGGTGGCACACCTAAGTACATGATCTCGCCTGCGGGTGCAAAGCTACCTCTCTACCCTATAGTAGAGCCGATACAAGGTTCCATTATCCTAGTAGAAGGTATATATGATATGGTAAATTTACACGATAAAGGACTAACTAACGCAGTTTGTACCTTTGGAACAAAGAACATAAATGAAGATAAATTGCGAATGCTTTCGATACAAGGTGTAGAGGAAGTAATAATTTTCTTCGATGGAGATACCGCAGGGCAGGATGCTGCGAAAGAAGTAAAAGAGATGGTTGAGCGAGTAGGCTTGACATCAAGAAATGTAGGGCTAAAGGATACAGATCCTGGTGCACTACCCTTACAATCAGTACAAACATTAAAGAGAAAATTATATGCCTAAAGTTGCATTAGTAGAAACTAAAATAAGTAGGACAAATTTTAAGAAAGAGTTTGATGATGAGTTTACATTTGACCAGTATCAATTGTGCTCAGACCCAAACATTAAGAAGGTCTTGAAAAGGGACGTAGACATCGAGATTGATATTGACGCATATGACTGGATTATTCTCGTAGGGAGTGATGCACTTAAATACTTTACACCTCTCAACTCGGTCACCGAATATTCTGGTAAGAAAGTAGAAGAGAAATACTTACCTGTCATTAACCCTGCTATGCTTGCATTTAAACCAGAAGCACAACGTACTTGGGACGACTCTAAGCAGAGCATTACCGAGTACATTACTGGAAATAAACAAGATACAATCATTACCGAGTACAATGCCTGGGGCATTCAAGACACTGCGGAAGCTAATGCTTTCTTCCAAGCAGCGATTGATGCACCTCTTGGCTATATAGGTCTTGACTCGGAGACAACGGCCCTTTGGCCTCGGGACGGGCATATGCTCGGTCTCAGTCTGTCTTATGAAGCTGATCGTGGCGCGTATATTGACACAGAGTGCTTAGATGAAGAGTCTGAGCGGCTGCTGCAAGAATTGTTTGACAAGAAGATAGTAGTATTCCATAATGCAAAGTTTGACTTGGCGTTCTTTGAGTACCATTTCAACTTTAACTTTCCTCGCTTTGAAGATACTATGTTATTGCACTATTTGATTGATGAGAACCCAGGCACTCACGGTCTAAAGGCTCTAGCTATGAAGTATACAGTCTATGGCGACTATGAGAAAGGTATGTACGACTGGATGGCTCAATACCGTAAAGAACACGGTATTCTTAAAAATGACTTTAACTGGGGCGATATTCCCTTTGATATAATGAAGTTATATGCTGGTATGGATGCCGCAGTAACATTCTTACTTTATGAGAAATTTATAAAGATTAAACAAAACAAACGCTTATGTAAAGTCTATGAGAATATTCTTATTCCAGGGTGCCGCTTTTTAACTGATCTTCAGGATAATGGGGTACCTTTTGATGCGCAGAGGTTGTTGAAAGGTCAGTTGCTCATGCAAGAGCAGATTGACGAAGCCATTGCTACGCTATACAGAGACCCCGCAATCGCTCAATTTGAGGCAATAAATGGAAAAGATTTTAATCCTAATAGTACTATGCAGCTTCGTCAGCTTTTATTTGATTTCTTGGGCCTTACTCCTACTGGAAAAAAGACAGGCACAGGAGCAAATAGCACAGACGCGGAAGTTCTTGGAGAGTTGGCAAGCCAATCCGAGGTACCCGGACTCATCCTTGCTATACGACAGAAGTCAAAAATTAAAAATACTTATCTGGACAAAATCTTTCCTCAGTTGGATCGTGATAGCAGACTACGTACTGGATTCAATCTCCATACTACTACTTCTGGCCGTCTCAGCTCTAGTGGTAAACTTAATATGCAGCAGCTTCCTAGGGATAACCCTATTGTAAAAGGCTGTATCAAAGCGGCACCTGGACACAAGATTGTTGCAATGGATTTAACAACTGCAGAAGTATATGTTGCAGCAATCCTAGCAAAAGATAAGGCACTGATTGAAGTGTTTAAGTCTGGTGGTAACTTCCACTCTGCGATTGCACACAAAGTATTTAAGCTACCTTGTGACGTTAGCGAGGTAGCTGACCTATATGGTATGCAACGTCAGGCTGCTAAAGCTGTAACTTTCGGTATTATGTACGGTGCCGGTGCAAATAAGATCAGTGAAGAAGTTACAAAAAATAGTGGTACCCCGTTCTCTAAACAAGATGCTCAAGATGTTATTGATGACTACTTTAAAGAGTTCCACCTGCTGAAGACATGGATTGAAGAAAACAAAAAGTTCATTATGCAAAATGGGTTCATTTACAGTTTCTTCGGAAGAAAAAGGAGATTACCAAATGTCGCATCGACAGACAAAGGCATCCAGAGCCATAGCGTTAGGTCTGGTCTTAATTTTCTGGTGCAGTCTGCTGCTTCTGATATTAACCTCTTAGGGGCTATTGATATGAGTTCATGGATTAAGGCGAAAGGCAAGAAAGCACGCATCTTTGCACTCGTACACGATTCTATCTTAGCAGAAGTACCAGATGATGAAGTAGAGGAGTACATGGTTAAACTTGCAGAGTATGTACAAATGGATAGAGGCTTATCTATTCCTGGCACTCCTGTAGGCTGTGACTTTGAGATTATTCACCAAGACTATTCAGGCGGAAAGTTCGAGAAAATGTATGGTGATCAACTATCATAATATTAGAAAACTTATAGAGTATCCTGTATTCTTAATTCCTTCAGGGTTTTGGGATACACAGGATGGTTTACTTCTACTTGAAGACCAAGTATTAGACGATAAAAATCAAGAAGGAAAAACTCTAGGGGCTAGGCGTATGCAAACCCCTCATAAGGATCTTTTCCCTTTAAAAAGAATGGTTTCTTCTTACAATGGAATACTAAAGCAGCGCACCAAGCACTTTATAGATAATGCAGGTAGGCCGTTTATGTATGAGAAGACTGTATTTGCACAATTGAAGTATGTAAAAATTAAAAGAGTGGAGCAGAAAGAATCTGCCTCACTAATATGGATAAAGGGCCACAACAGCCCTTTTACCGTGCCACGCCCGCCCGAGGATGGATATAATTGGGCCGGGATTCTGCACTTGCATGGACTGCCGTGGGTGCTTTACGAGTATTCAGAAATGAAACTCAAAGATACCAGAAAGAAAGTATAATATGCCTAAGAAAAAGAAACATTTATCAAGCGTTAATTTTGACTTGCGAGAAATAGAACCTTTAACACGCAACCAACTAAAGGCCTTTGAATCAAACCAACACTTAGTACTGCATGGATTAGCAGGAACAGGCAAGACTTTTATATCGTCTTATCTAGCATTTGATGATATGATTAAGTATAAATTTCAAAAACTAGTAATTATACGCAGTGCTGTACCAACTAGAGACATCGGTTTCTTGCCAGGCACAGAGAAGGAAAAAGCTTCTGTATACGAAGAGCCTTATAAAGATATTGCTAATGATTTGTTCGGTAGAGGCGATGCCTATGAGATACTGAAACAAAAACGCTTAGTAGAGTTTATGACTACTTCATTTATACGAGGTATTACACTCAGAGATGCAGTTATTCTTATTGACGAGTGTCAAAACATGTCTTTCCATGAGTTAGATTCTATTATTACCCGTATGGGAGAGAACTGTAGAATTATCTTTTGCGGAGACTTTAGACAGGCAGACTTAAAAGGCAATGGTATTAAAGACTTCTTCCAGATTCTAAAACGTATGCAAGAGTTTACGTTTATTGAGTTTGAGGTAGAAGACATTGTACGGTCTGAGTTTGTTAAAACCTATATTATTGCAAAGAATGAACTAGACCTATGAAAGCAGTCATAAGCCACAGAATTTACATGGATTGCAGTGCTGAATTGCAGAATAAGATCGATAAAGAACTTACTTATGCTATTCCCACGCACAATCCATTAGATCCGCCAGAAATGATCAAGAATATGGGTATTATTCGTAATGGTTTAATATCCTTACCGATAGGGCGCATGGATTTGATCCCTGAGCACTATGAAATTGTTGATAGGCGTATTAGTAAGCCTGTGGACTTTCCTGAGTTTAAGTTCGAGTTACGAGCAAGCCAGAAGAAAGTATATGACGAAATCGAAGACAACGCTATAATCAACGCATGGGTCAGTTGGGGGAAGACTTTTACAGGTCTTGCAATAGCAGGTAAGTTAGGTCAAAAAACACTTGTTGTTACCCATACTGTCTCATTGCGTAATCAGTGGGCTAAAGAAGTAGAAAAAGTATTTGGAATTACGGCTGGGATCATAGGCAGTGGTAGATTCGAACTTGATGCTCCTATCGTTATTGGGAATACACAAAGTTTGTACCGAAACATAGACAAGATTCGTAAAGAGTTTGGCACTATCATACTAGATGAGATGCACCATGTTAGTAGTCCTACCTTTAGTAAGATACTCGATACAAACTATTGTCGATATAAGATAGGGCTTTCTGGGACTATAGAAAGAAAAGACGGTAAACACGTTGTGTTCAGAGATTACTTTGGTAATACTCTGTTTAAACCACCGAAAGAAAACTATATGACCCCTGAAATACACATTGTACCCTCCGAAATACGTTTTATGGATGGTGCTAGGATACCTTGGGCAAACAGAGTTACTGCACTGTCAAATGATGAAGAATATAGGCACACAGTATCAATGCTTGCTGCGGCCTACGCCGCAAGAGGGCACAAAGTCTTAGTAGTAAGTGATCGAGTGAGCTTTTTAAAGAGCTGCGCTAATTTGACTGGAGACAAAGCGGTTTGTGTTACAGGTGAGGTATCTCTTGAGGACAGAGAAAAGCTAATAGACAAAATTCTCTACGGGGACGCAAATGTTCTCTACGGAACGCAGGCAATTTTCTCCGAAGGTATATCAGTTGACACTCTAAGCTGCTTAATACTTGGTACGCCTGTGAACAATGAGCCACTACTCACACAGCTTGTGGGACGAGTGATTCGCAAAAAGGAAGGTAAGATAGATCCTGTTATAATAGACATACACTTGAGGGGAAATACGGCTCGAAAACAAGCCTCCAATCGTGTTGGGTTCTATATGAAGCAGGGTTGGGAAATGAAATACCTTTAAAAAAATAATACTTGACAACTTGGTTAAAAGATAGTATAATTATGCTCTTATTTGATTGGAAAAAGGTTTTTGATACGGCAAACGGGAATATTGCGACTTGCACCACGATAATGGAAATGCTAATAAAGCAACAAGTACCGCGCAACAAGTTTGACCGTATTTATAAATACTCTTACAGAAACTTTAAAGGGGACAGTTTTCTTCTACATGGAGATCTGCTCCTGTACCACGCATATAAGTATACACAAAAAGAACTAGCTATTTATTATGCTTTGGCTTCGCTAAGAAGCACGGCAGAATATATAACCACACAAAAAACTACGTTAGAAGCACTACATTGTCCCGTGCCTCTTGACGAACTTAACGACAACAGACTACTCATAGTATTAGAAGACGAAATAACTTTGATCTATGAAGAAGTCACACTACAGGATATACACTAATGGCATTATCATTTAATAAGCAGACGGGCGGAGCCCAAAAATCATCAATCTCAACTTTTCAGTACAAAGACGGCGATAACAAGATGCGCGTTGTAGGCGACATTCTTGCTCGTTATGTATACTGGATCAGCGGAGAGAACGACAAAAACATCCCTATGGAGTGCTTATCTTTCGACAGAGACTCTGAGCGATTCAACAACAAAGAACAAGACTGGGTTCGCGAGTACTACCCTGATCTTAAATGTGGCTGGAGCTACGCTTGTCAAGTAATTGACCCAAGCGATGGCAAAGTCAAAGTAGCAAATCTTAAGAAGAAGCTGTGGGAGCAAATCATCACTGCAGCAGAAGACTTAGGCGACCCTACAGACGTTAACACTGGCTGGGATATTTCTTTTAAACGTGTTAAGACTGGCCCCTTACCTTACAACGTAGAGTATCAACTCCAAGCACTGAAGTGTAAGCCTCGTGCTCTCACCGAAAACGAACTTGCCTCTATTGCTGAGCTAAAGTCTATGGATGACGTTATGCCTCGTCCAACTGCCGACGCTCAGAAAGAGCTGTTAGATCGTGTTCGTAACATCGGTAACGAGACTGACGACGAAGCACTAGACGCTGAGTTTAACGTAGGATGATATTATTTACGGCTGACTGGCACATCAAACTGGGGCAGAAGAATGTCCCAGTTAAGTGGGCTACAAACCGTTATCAAATGTTCTTTGATCAAGTCTATGAGCTAGAGAAAGAATGTAATATGCACATAATCGGAGGCGATCTCTTTGATCGTCTTCCGAATATGGAAGAGTTGGAGCTTTACTTCAGGTTCATTCGTGGAGTAAAGATACCAACCATTATCTATGATGGTAATCATGAAGCTACTAAGAAGAATAAGACTTTCTTTACCCAGCTAAAACAGGTTTCCAGAGATATTAACCCCCTTATCAACGTAGTAGACATATCATACGTTGACGCAGATTTAGGCTATGGCATACTGCCTTACGCAGATCTACACAAGAAGGGTAGCATTGATCACTTTGATACGACGCAGCCTTTATTTACCCACGTTCGAGGAGAAATACCACCGCACGTAAAACCGGAAGTTGACTTAGACCTCTTTGAGGACTTCCCTGTTGTATTTGCAGGAGACTTGCACTCTCATAGCAATACACAAAAAAATATTGTATACCCAGGCAGCCCTATGACTACATCTTTTCATAGAAGTAGGGTAAAGACTGGGTATTTGCTAATCAATGAAAGAGACTGGAGCTGGATGTGGGAAGAGTTCACCTTGCCTCAGTTGATTCGTAAAACAGTAACAAATGAAGCTGATATGCTCCCTACTGAGTTTGACCACACGATATACGAAGTAGAAGGCGACATACAAGATTTAGCAAACGTAAAGAACTCAGAGCTGCTAGATAAGAAAGTAGTAGTACGAAAGTCAGAAGCCTCCTTGATAATAGACAAAGATATGTCAATCCAGGATGAGCTAGCAGAGTACTTAACCTACATACTTGAAATTAATACTGATAAAATACCAGACCTCATAGGAACTTACAATGATTACACTACAAATGTTGAAATGGGATAACTGCTTTAGTTATGGCTCTGGTAATCAATTACAATTAGATGATAATACTGTTACACAAATCCTTGGTACTAACGGTATGGGTAAGTCTTCCATACCGTTAATCATTGAGGAAGCCTTGTATAACAAAAATTCTAAAGGTATTAAGAAAGCAGACATACCCAACCGTTATATTAATGACGGCTATAATATTTATCTCTCTTTCACTAAAGATGCGGATAAGTATGCAATTACAGTTAATCGCAAAACAAATATTAAAGTAAAACTCGAAAAGAATGGTACTGATATTTCTAGCCATACGGCTACTAACACCTATAAGACTTTGCAGGAAGTTCTTGGAGTAGACTTTAAAACCTTTTCGCAGCTAGTGTATCAGAATACTAATGCGAGTTTACAGTTCTTGACCGCTACCGATGCAAACCGTAAGAAGTTTCTTATTGATTTACTGCACCTAGAGAAGTACGTTGAGCTGTTTGAAGTATTTAAAAGCGCTTCCAGAGAAGTAGCTGCGGTGTCTTCTACGCTGGCAGGGAAACTCGCAACAGTTGAAAAGTGGTTAGAAGATAATAAATTGAGTGATACCAACATACTACCCATGTTGGATTTGCAAATTAATACATCTGAAGATCAGAAGACTTTAAGTTCTTTGACGATAGAGATTGCAAATATCTCCGAAAAAAATAAAAAAATCTCTACCAATAATCAATATAAGAAGATGCTAGACGAGATAGATATTAGTGCTATCCAAAGCTCGCCTATTACACAGTATGAATCCTATGACGATTTACAGTCAGAGTTAGGCTCCTTGCAAGCAGTCGCTGCGGGTGCTCAACGAACTTTGGATAAGTTAGAACGAATTTCTGACGAGTGCCCTACTTGTAAACAATCTATTGATGTTTCTGAAGAAAAGGCAATGATTGAAGTAGAGCGTGTTAAGAAAGATACTGCTCACGCTAAAGCTATGGTGATTGGCCCTGAGATTAAGAGAATTAAAGCAAACAATCTGGAATTTGAGCGTAATAATAAAGCTCGAAAGGATTGGGAAGATCTACTGCGCTCTTTCTCACAGGAACTTCCTGCTACTATCTTGGATCAGGCAGAGTTGGAAAGCGAGCTGTTTGCTGTACAAGACAGATTACGCGCCTCAAAGAAACAGTTGGAAGAAAATGCGGCAGAGAATGAAAGACGTACAAGGTTAAATACTCGTATACAAGTAATTCAAGAACAGACAGATGAGTTTATATTTCAATTTGAAGAATATAGCTCCAAATTAGAAGAAAATAGTAAGTTAGAGTCTAACCTTACAGTGTTAAAGAAGTCATTCAGTACGAATGGGTTGTTAGCATATAAGATCGAAAACCTA